TGATATTTAGGTTATTGGCAAAATCGCTTGTTCCTGGGGCAAAATCAAACAAGTCCTCATAAGTCCAACCTGTAAATGTTCCAGAATCTGCTAAGGATACCTTTAATGAATTCCCAAGGTTTCCTGGATAGATAGCGGCAAATACTGAGGTTTGTCCAGAAACTCCAGAAATCATTTGAAACTGGTCATTATTCTTGATTAAAATTCCTGTTCCTAAAGCATCAGAATTTTTCGCAGTATCATCAACTACTCTAACAAGGTTTAGATTATTTGTATATGCTAAGAAATTGTATGCAGCAAACCAATCAACATAATTTGCATTGGTAGGCTTACCAAAATTCTCAACTAATTCGTTTTGATTGTCAATTTTTGTCACAGAAAAAGCGGGACCCCAATGGAATTCCCCTACGAACGCGCCGCTACTTACTCCGACATTTGGAATGAAATTAGTTAGGTCAAATTCTCTAACCAATACTCCTGGGCTTAAATGAGTCACACTTGCCATTCTTTATATCTCCTAATTTATTTGTGATCTTTTTTACAAAGTATTTATCATTTCCCTTTATCTAAAAAATGTAAATAGGTCAACACTCTCTTCTTGATTACTTATCCCGTCACTTATGAAACCAAAAGCTAAATGATCATTTTCTTGACTTCTAAGATATTTTGCTTTTAGATCTGCTTTAAGATCATTCCCTGTATAATTGGATAGATACTCTTGATCCACAACCCAACCAAACAGAACCAGTGTCATAACGATATCGTCATTGGCCCCCTCATCAGCCTCATATGATTGTCTTTTTCTTACAAAAGTGCTCAGTTCTTGAATAGTATTAAAATCGTTTATTTTTAACGCATCTGTTTCAATTAAAGTCTTTAGGCTTGAGCACCCAATTGACTTTGTTCTTTTTGTTTGTTTAATCCCAGGAACTTGAGTATATGCTACAAGCTCTTCATTCCCCTTTTTATTTTGAGAGGAAATTAGATTTGAATATTCATAATCATAATAAAGAGATTCAGCAACAATCATTCCAATTGAATTTGATTCTACTATAATAACAGGATCATAAAAGAATTTTGTTAATTTATAAGCAATTTCTGAAAGAATATAAGGGGAAACATGATTATTTCTATACACACCAACTTGTTCAAATGGACTTGATGAAATGTCAATAATATTGATGACACTATAATCAAGACCCACTCCTTCTGCAACATCAATTGAAAACAAATAAACATGTCCTTCAATTGGTTCTTTATATAATCTTAAATTATTATCATTTAACATACTAATAGGATCTTCAAAAGTTAGAGCAGCTAATTTAGTTCCACTTATCAAAGTTCCACCAGACCCCTGGAATAGACATAAGAATTCTTGATTAAATTGTTCTTCAGAAATATTCTTTAGAGTTTCTTCTTTCCAAGCTTCATCTCTTTCAGGATGATCCCACCAATTAAATTTGAGTGGAACAAATTTATTACGACCGCGTTCTGCATCAGACCATAGTTTATAGAACAAATTCATTCCAAATGGTGTAGAGGTAATGATTACTTTTGTTGTCTTTCCTGATGAAATAACAGGATAAGTTGATGCGAAGAACTCTTCTGCATTTTGAACGTGAGCAAATTCATCCAAATAAAGTAAGTTTACACTCTCTCCTCTTACTGAGCTTGAATTGGTTGACGCGCTTTGAATAAGATTGCCGTTGCTTAATTCAAAACTCTCTTTGTTCCATTCAATAACACCTGGCTTTAAGAAGATTGGTAATTCTTCAAACATTCTTTTAATCTTGCTGAGAATACTCTTAGAAGAAGATCCTTTATTTGAAAGCACAGCAATTCTAAATTCTTCATTAAAGATCACTTGATGAAGAAGATATGCAGCCACAGAAATTGAATTATGGCTCAGAATACCATTTGAATAAAATGTGTGATCTTCTGAATCAACTTCGACATCATACATTTCTTCTTCTTTTTGAAGATCTTGTATTGAAGAAACCTCAGAGGTTCCATTTTTAGATTTAATCCTATCCCCAATTTTCAAATCTTTTAGAAAAACTTCATCACCTCTATAATCCATTACAATATGATTGTCGGCGCCCTGAAGGAATAAACCATCCTTAAAATCAACTCTCCAAAGTGAATACGGAACAGTTTTAGAAACAGAAGCAATATCTTCCCAGCCAGATGTGGTTTCAATCTCCCATTCATCTAATTCAATACTGTCTAGATATTTTCTTTCTATCGTGTCAGAAAGTTTAAGCACTTTTCAATTTCCTGTTGTGGATTGGTTCTGAAATCATTTTCCCAAATTGTTAAAACAACAAATCCATGTTCATTAGCAAAATTTATTTTTACTTCATCCTTTTCCCACAGATCTTTTGCGGTTTTACCTTTGAAAACAACATCATTTTCTTTATATTTTAATGGGTTTGCATGCCAAAAATCCCCATTTACTTCTATAATTTTATTGTCTTTTTTAATATCATACACATACCATTTTATATGATTTCTTATTCTGAATTGATGCTCAATATCAATTCCTTCATTTTTAATCATTTCTACAATTTCTTTTTCCAAATTGGAAATCATTCCTTTCTTAAAAATCTTTTTCCTATTAATTTCGGCCTTCTCATCATTAGTTTTTAATGATAATGTGTGAATCCACTTTCGAGTCTTTTCTGAATGACGAAACACACCCTCATCTTCACCATATTTCTCAATAAACCAATCTAAATTCCGTGTTTGAGATTTAATATACTCTTCTTCCGAATCATATGATGCTCGACTAAAGGCACCAGGATTTTCTTTCATGAATAATGACTGATCTTTTTTAAATTGTTCGTGTTTTGCTTCATCATAACCATTTTTAAAGTTTTTGCTCCAAGCACTCAATCTACCACCATGATTAAATGCTGGATTATTTTCTCCTTTCATTTGCATTCTTTGTTTTTCTGTCTTCACTGAGTTAATATTGAATTGTTTTTTATATTCTGAAGAAGTGATATTATGAACTTTAATATGATTAGACAGTTCTAGGGATTTACAACCACAAATTTTACAAACCAAATAATCCTCACCTTCAATAAGATCTTTACACTGATCTTCACCTCGCTGAATCATCTTGTTGATTCTATTATCAAGGACTTTTTCTCGAGGGTTAACAAACTTACTCCTACAAGTTGCATTACAAAACTCTTTACCTAATTTACCATGTGTTTTTCCACAAAATTTACATTTACACAGATCATCAAAGGCAATTGCTCTGGCTCTATAGGAGATTGAAATGAATTCTGGAAATTCTGTAGTTGCTTCAAAAATTTGAATTCTTGACGGTTCAAGGATTTTTGAGAGATTGTAGACACTGTTGGTCTCTACGATCTTTTTGCATTTCATAAAAATCTCCAATGGATAATTCATTTATTTCACCTGTTAGTTTGTTTCTGACTTTAATTATAGTATTTATATCGCAGCATTTGCCACTCTGCCGAGGAAGTAAACAGAGAACGAAACGATTATCATGAAACGTCTGCACCATTTCTTCTTGAAATGGATACATTAAAAAGTGCATTAAGCCTTTATCAAGATTGATAATTTTTACATAATTTCTAATAAAGTAGATCGGGTCAGCTCTACAATGTAAAATCTCTTCAATTTGATCCTTTGTGTATTGTAGGCTAATACCAGCTTTTTTAAGTTTTTTATTGCCATTATAGCATTGACTTTGTGAAAGGGAAACACTATCAGAAATCATGTTATACAGTCCCAAATTAAAATTCTATTAATAAAATTATTTATTAGAAACTCTTGACTTTTGGCTCAAAATAGTGTAAAATAAAAACTTATTAGTTAGCATAGAAAGAAAGAAGAAAGAAGAAAGAAAGGTGGATTAAAAGATATTTAGACACATAGGCTAAGAACAGCTTCTATTTTACCCTGTAAGCAGTGTAATTAAAAGGGTTGGGGTCTTTTAATTTGTTCAAACACTTCCAAATATTTGGAAACCATTAAGTTTAATGAAAAAAGGTTAAGAGCTCTCTCCCGACATTTAACCTTCATTACATTAAACTTTTCTTCATCATCGACTAGATTAATAATAGCAGTATGCATTTTATCTAAGTCAAAAGGATCGCATAACGCTCCAGTTTCATCATTAATAATCTCTTCAACTGCTGTTCCTTTAGACGTTACTACAGGAATACCTAATGCTAAAGCTTCTGCAGCAACTAGACCAAATCCTTCCATTGTTGTAGGGAATAACAATATGTCAGATGATCTAAACAAGTCTATGAATTCATCTCTTGGTAATCTTCCATTACAATGAATAATTTGATCTTGTCTAAAAAACTGAGGACTTCTTGAAGTCACTTCAATACTAAATCTAGATGGATCAAGTTTCCTTGAAAGCATCTCAACCATTGAAGATCCTTTAGATTTGATCCCAAATTGAGGTGAGAACAGAACGATATCATCTTTATTAAAGACTCTATCTACATCTGGACTGAATAAGTCAGTGTCTATTCCATTATGAATTACATTGATCTTTGTTGAAGTAATCCTTTGTCTTGCTAAAATATTTGCAGAGAATTCACTAACACAAATTACTGCATTAGACATTTCAATAGATTTTGGTAATAGAACAGGATCCATCAAGTGATGAAAAACTGAAACAATTGGAGTCTTTGTTCTAATTTCAGATAAATGGGTTGCTACAAGATGAACGTCTTCAATAAACACTAAATCAAAACTTGAATTGATTCTAGTTGTTATGGGTTTTCTAGGTATTGGCCATTCTTCAATAACTTCAATTCCAAGATTTCTTAAAGCAGAAACAAGTGTGTCTGAATAACTTTCAATTCCATTAGTTTTATGTTGTCTTACATAACAAATCTTTTTAATCATTCGTTTTTACCATTTATCAATTTGAATAATTCTTCTGTGGATCCAACAAAAAAGGCTTGATTGGTTATTGCTCCGGTATTAGCTGTTTGGGTTACAGGTGCTTCTGCGTGTTCGAGTTCGTGTAGAATGTGCCTACGTTCTGCTACTTCCATCAAGTCTTTATTAATATCAGCCACAGTTTTGATAATTGAAGATATACTATCCATCATCCTTGGGCTTTCAGATTTTAGAACAAGTCCAATTAAATCTCTGGCCATTGGCCCAGCATCATTAATTAAACCTATTAAATTTGATCTGACTAAGTTAAGATCTTTCTCATATTGAATATCTTTTACTTTAGCTTTAATTTCTGAATTGAATTCGACAAGCTCTCCTTCAATAACTTTTGTCATCTCTGACGGAGGGTGTGGAGATAGGTTCAGTGCAATTGATAATGCATCATTTTTAATAGTGTTCATAATAATATCTTTCTTTATTAACCGACAGCCTTAAGAAGGTGCATTAAAATTTTGAAATTCGATTTTAGTGTCCAAAATTG